TTTTGCTTCCTCAGGAGTCATTACAGTACTTTTATTCCGTTTAACTTCAAATAATACAGCGTTTCATCTATCCGGTCAAGTCGGCGACAAAAAGATGTATTAGTTCGAATATCCTCCTGAATAGCTAACATTCGACTCATTACGTCGACCGCATTTTTATTGGTGGCCAAAATAGCTACAATATTCAAGCGCATAGCGATAATCTGACCTGTAAGAGCCGTGCCGGTTTCTTCACTCATTTTTGCCGTATCACCTTTAATTCCTGTTTGACTAGTCGTTTCACCCGTAAATAGGTTACTATACTTTGATAACTGTTCGTAATACAGTTTTCCGGCATCCTGTATCTTCTTTTCGAAATCAGATTGTTCTGCAGATGTCAACTCGTTACCGCTTTCCATATCTGCCGCCAATTGCTCAACGGCTTTTTGCATCGGTTTTTCTAGGAACTGTAATTTTAAAGCATGTGATACAGCATTCTTAATTACATCATTCACTACATTACCCATTGCTAAAGCAGCATCCTCACCGTTGGCAAAAGCAGTAACAAGCGCATCGCCAAGCTGAGAGGCTAAGTCCTTAGCATTTGTTTGTGCCAATCCCTCAACAATGGCATCGGCAGTATCGGATATCTCATTTTTAAGTGCTTCAATCTCCGCCTTACGGTCGGCAATGGCATCCTGATTCTGTTTTTTCTTTTTCTTTCGATATTCCTGTGCAAGCCATGCCTCATTAGCACGTATCTGCGCCTGTAGGTTTTGAATGGATTCGCGTTGATCCTTATAAACATCAGTACCAAGTGCATCCTCTACGGCTTTCTGTAGGCGTTTATAAGCCGCTGTCAAGTCGTTTAAGTTGGCTTCAATCGCCTTTTGTTTCTTTGCAATATCCTTACTTTTCCTATCAAAAAGAGAGAATGCGCTTGTAAGTAATCCTACTGACCCAGTGATGATGTCAATTGGGTTACCCGTTGCAATTCCTTTGGCAAGAGTAGCCGCCCCCGATACCATACCAATTACATCCTGAGCATCTTTCTTTTCCTGCTCGTTGAGTAATCCAAGCTGATCCAATCCGCCAACTACCGACGTCAATATTCCTTGAACACCATCAAGAGCCGCTCCGGCAGCTCCTGCCATAGAAGCGGTAGCCTTTGCTGCTTCATCCTCCAATTTTGCTAAATCCTCTTTTGAAGTTTTAGTGTCAAGTTTACCGGCTTTAAGAGCTGCTCCCGCTTTTGTATTACCGGTAATAGATGCCCCAAGTTGGGAAAAAGGATTGTTCTTTATTTTATCACCGGCAACGGTTTTTTGAGCTGAATTAATATCAGCAAGCATCTTCTTAGCCGTTTCGGATGACAATTTACCGGCTGCCTGTTCGGCAAGTATGCGAGCCTTAATGTCGGCAATAAGCTTTTCAGTTGTTTCTTTCGAAGCTTGCAACTTATCGTTAGTAGCCAGTTTGTACAAATCAGTTTCTTGGATAAGTCCGGCTGTTACTTCACTAATCTTTTTATCGCGTTCGGCAGTAGCATTGGCTACGGCATCGGTCAGACCTTTATCTTTTAAATCTTTGATTTTTTTATCATATTCAGTTTCAATTTTTACACGTTCATTGGCAAATGACATAGCCAGTGTAGTAAGTTCTTCACCCCATTTTTTTGTTGCTTCTTGTCGTTTAGCTGCATAAGCATTGTCAAGTGCCAGGCTTGCATCTGCTATCTCTTTTGCCTTAGATGGGTCAATGGTAGCTACAGAAGCACTTATGTTGGCAGAATCGGTTGATAGAGGTTTAAAACCTTTCTCACCCTTGTGATTCTTATTATATGCCGTTACAATAGCAATCTCTTTTTCCTCTATTTTTTGAACTTCCAATTGTTTTTCAAGATCAATAGCATCAAGGCGTTTTTTCAAACTATCAGTTTGTTGGTCAATTAGAAGTTTTGACGTTTGAGACTCAATGTCAAGCAACATTTTTTGTAATTCTTTTTCGGCATCATATGCTTCTTTTATAGGTTTATCTTTAGTTTCAGTATTTTTTGAAGAAAAATCATTTAGATTAACTCCAGTAAGCAGTTTTTCGATTTCTTTATTTCCTAAATTAATGAGTTTACCTGACTTTCTTTGTTGAGCAATATATTTCACAAAAAATGCACCGCTCTTATCATTTGTAATTTTATCCATATTTCGCCAAAAATCTGAATAAACCCCCTCAAATTCTTTTGAACCTAATTTTAATTTATCAGAATCAATGTAGTCGAATAAATTACCCATTGGCTTTACTCCTGCAATTAAATCACCGGTTATCTTATTCAGCTGTTCGCTAGATGCACCATATTTTTGCATTATGCCTAAAACGTTATCCAATGCAGCCTCATACGGCTTTACAGTTGATTTTTTATAGCCCGAAAGAGCTGTATCAGCCTCTTGTTTTTTTAATGTTGCTTGTGCAGATTTTTCAATTAACGAGTTAGCCGCTTGAATCTTTATCGCTGCATCAATTGCAGCCTTAGACATAGCCGGATAAGCATTTTTTACCTGTTCAATTGTTTTTAAATGCGTATTGAATGTTTTATTAAAGTCATTAATTATTTGCTTGGCATTAGCCGAATTATCACCATACTTCTTTATTTCTATTCCAATTTTAGTAATATCTTGTATCTTTTTTGATGCCGATCCCGAAAAGTCAGAAAACACTTTATTAAGTGCTTTCTGACTCTCAGCAGTCTTATCAATTTCATTTTTCCCAGTTACTAATTTTTCGATGTACGATATAAAATCCTTACCATACATTGTCAATAAAGTAATACCAACCATCATAATAGACTGCCATGATACCATACTTGAAAGCAATTGTTTCCATACTGGAGTCGTTGATGCACCTGATGCTTTTAGTGCCTCATTTTCATATCTAGCTCTCTTAATATTGTCGGCCAAAATCGGTAAATTATTGCTTATCCCTAAGAAAAAAGTACTCATGCTCACTGATGCCGCAGGAAGCTCTCTGACAACCTGCTGAACGGAATAATTTAGCGAATTATACCCAACAGCAGCCTTACCAACATTAGATGCATCAACGGAATCTACAGGAGCTATTTTTGTTTTACTAAGTCCAGAAAGTTCAGCTTTCAGTTGTTTTACAGCATCCTTTTCATCTAGTATGTTTTTTTTAGTTATCTCAATCTCGCTTAGAATTTCGCTCTTTTGGTCTTTACTTGTTGCATTTTTGTAATCTGTGCCCAATCCAACTAAATCCTTTCTTAGATTAAGAAGGGCTTCATCATGGCGCAAAATATCCGATTTTACTCTAATATGAGCAGCCGATATATCATCAAGCGATTTTTCAATCTTTGCACCTTCCGTTTCGGTGTTACCACCATACATAAAGTCAATTTCTACAGGTTCCATATATCATAGGTATTATTCACCAAGGAATTCGAGCAACTCCTCTTCGCTGTCAATCATTTTTGTTTTACTTCCTTTTTTGCGTTTTGGAACATCGGGGAGTTTCATTTGCAAGTTGAACCAACTTTCACCCCATAGCACGTAGTCATGCGACCAACCCGTTTCTTTTTGTATGCTCCATATAATTCCAAAGAGGCTATGAGAACCTTCCATGTGGCTCTTTGACTCCTCCTTTATTCCTGACCCAAATTCATCGGACTCATCCTCGTCATCCTCGCTATCAATTTGGTAGTAGTCGTAAAACTTTCCATCCTCCCATATATAAGAACCCACATCATGAGTTCTTGCAGTTGGTCAGCCGTGCAAGCTTTACGCAAGTGCCTGGCAAGTACTGGGGCAAATAGCCAAATTTTAAGCGGTGAGTTAAGCAAGCAAGCAGCTACGCAAAGTGATACAGGCTTAATGTTTTCGAGAATCGTTTTTATGGGTAAGGATGCCGGAACTGACTCCATGTTTTTAATCACTGTATCGTGCGCCTCACTTACTTTCAATGTTTCAAGTGGCGATAAGTCAATTACCGTGGATAGGTGAACCAATGTTCCAAGTCGTAACCGTTTGACGGCTATTTTCATTTTATTACGTCCGAATAGGCGATAAAAAAAAGGTGCAGGGATTGAAAACCCGACACCCCTGTCTAATAACGCCATTGCGGCAGCGCGTTCTATATTTGCTTCCATGTGTGTGATATTATGTAGAGATAAGACTTACTGCCTTATCTCTACGAAATACAATACTATCCAATTTTACAAGAGGCAACACCCGCTTTTTTAGGAGCTAATACTCTTCCCTCAATGGTCAACTGTGCAATACCTGAACGTGTCAGCTTGTAATTGTAAGTTGCACGTAAAGCTACTCGAGCGTATGTGATTGGTTTCCCTGATTTTGGAGTAACCTTTACTGATTTTTCATTAATTGAACTCGTAGCAGGAGCAATCCATACATCATCAGGAGCAGTACCAGTTGTAGTACCTCCAAGCGTTTTCACCAAGTTTGCGGGAGTAAAGTCGGTAACAATCCATTTAAGTTTTGTTTTTTTCACTCCGGGAACAATTTCACCTGGTTCATCAAGCTCTTCATATTCGTGCTCAATATCGGCATCTTGTTCTTGTGTAATCTCGGCAGTATCTTTATAGGTATTACCCAATGAAGCAAAGGTTGTACCTACATCACCATCAACGGCAATATCACTAATTTGAATAGAAGATACGCCAAGCAATTTAGTTTCTGACATAATATGTTTATTTAAATGATTTTTAAAAGCTTTTTAAATACTGATATAATCGGTGTTTTTGTCACCAATTTGAAGCCCGCAAAAGCGGTAAGAGCAATATAAAATAGTAGTCCAGTCCACCAAATAAAGTCACGAACAGGCGTTTCTTTTATTACAGGCACTTTTTTAGTTACGGTAAGTGTTTTGGTAATGTCTCGTCTATAATATTTATCGGTCGATTTGATAAATACAGTATCCGGTTGCGTTTCTGCTTTATAGCTTAGTTGCCCATTTTGAAACGAAAAGTTAGAATTCATGTTCTTACTTTTTTGCTCCGAAAAACCTACCAACAAAACATTATTCAATGAATCGCACTTGAACAAAGCCCTGAGCATAGAACTATCCGCAGGAACTGCCACCGGGGTAAGCTTATCCTTTTCGATAGATATTTGCGAAGAATTCACTACCGACTGTTTAGATTTGCAACTGGTCAATAAAGCCCCAATTATAAAAAATAGGATGATACATAAAACTATAGTCCAAAGCCTAAGCTCCGGTGATGTCTTTTGCTTCTTGTTTTTTTTGTTCGAGGTTGTCATGATTGATAGAGTCTAATATTTTAATTATACGGTTATTAAGTGTTGTAAGCTTTCTAACATCTGTTCTCAATAATGAAACTTCATCAGCTAGCTTATCATACTTATCTGCAATGGCGCAAGCTCGTTGCTCTGCTGCATCAGCTCGTTGTTCAGCGGCCTCTGCTCTTTTTTCAGACATTTCGGCAGATTTTTGCCAAATATCTAGCGATGCAGAAACATTTGCAATTCGTTTGCCCTCAACATCGGCCTCCGAACTTTCTACTGCCACTACTGAGTTATTAGCCTCTGCATTGGCTTTTCGAAGTGTTGGTTTTAATGTAAACAGAATGATAAGTCCACCACCAAGAATGAAGTTTATAATTACACTTATGTATTCCATACTAATTATTCTTTAATCCCCTTTAGGGGGTTGGGGTAGTTTTATACTCTTTTTCGGCATCAAAGCACGGACACATCTTTATCCATTCGTTTGGCTCAATTACTCCATCACCATCTTTGTCAGGCGATAGGTCGCGATGTCCTTTCACTTTTGTGATAGCCGGATACAATGCTTTCAACTCCTTTATTATGCGCAAAAGACTTTCCTTTTGTTGAGCAGTACGTGTGTCGGCGGGTTTCCCGGCTACACTTATACCACCTTCATAGCAGATACCTACCGAATTGGCATTAAAGCCTTCCACATGCGCACCAACTACATCCAATGGGCGAAGATGAACTACGTACCCACTTTTGCGAATGTAATAATGATAACCGGCACTATTGAACCCGCGAGCTCTGTGGTCGATAGTCATTTGTTCGGGTGTATAATCATGGTCAACCGGAGTGGCAGAGCAGTGAATTACAATTAAATTTATCTTTCTCATAAATGGGATATTGGTAGTTAAACAAAAAGAGCGCGGGTGTATCAACATTCATTGATCATGTACCGCGCTCTTTACACACACGGATTTTATTTCTTATACCTCTTTAGGGGTTATTGCAGATTAGGAAGCTGCACGCGTTACCAATACTTGATAAGTAGCAGTAGCGTTACCGTCAGCACTAGTTACCGTTACATTGATAATATTTTCACCAACGGCAAGATTACGAGCTGCAGAGGCAGTACCACTTGTCAAGGTAGTCGATCCAACTTTCAATACTTGACCCGCTTGACCATGAGTTGCAGTTACGGTAGTAGAAGATACTCCGGTAGCTACAGCCAATGTATAAGTCTTAGTCTCTGCATCAAAATCAGGAACAATAGAGCCTGCGCCCAATACTAAGTTTGCTAAGTCGGTTGACCCTGCAGCAACAGCTGCTGCACGTCCGTCGTACAATACAATGTCTTCGTCAAAAGTGATATTAGTATCAGCTTTCATAAGCATTTTGAAAAAGTATTCTTCAGAGTCATTGGCTACTTTATCAATAAGAATAGCCTCAGCATCATCGACTAATGAAACTCCAGCCCACCAGTACGAATCCATATCCATTGAAGCTACAGCAGCAACTACAACATCTTTAGGCCATGAGGTTAATGGAATAATCTGAATCCCTTTGAATCGCTCAACATTAGTTTCGCTCCAATCTTTACCTTTATTCGGTTGATTGGTAATTACATTATCATAAATATCTCCGTCATCAATCGATACAAAGAATTTAAGATTAGGGTTTTTGCGGATGTTTTTTGGCAAAGATGCTCTAATACCCTTAAATACGGTAAGAATATTTGACTCATCAATAGCAGCAGTATTAGCCTGTTTTCCTACTAAATTAGAGGAAACAATTCTGGTCAAAATACCGTCAAAATACTGACCTTCATTAGTACCTTTTACGCCATTTACATATTCATCACCTAATTCAAAATCAACTACTTTTGCTAATTCTGCCAAAAATGCGTTTTGAACAGCTGGAGGCAATTGAGAAAATACTAGGTTACCGGTTGGCTGAAATGGACGCCAAATGCTTTCAAGAGCCCGAGGGTTAAACCGTGTATAAGCCATAATATCCTGTGGCTCTAGATATTTTTCAGTTATACCAAAATCACCTTTACTATCTGCTGCCGTTGGATTTGCCTTTCTTTTTTGAAGCATCGATCCTGCACGAAGCATTGGAATAGTGAATTTTTTGGTAACATTCGGAACAATACGAATATGACCACCTGCGACAAGCTCATTTCCAGTACTAGCTCGTGTGAGCAACTGATCAAGTACTTCACCCGCATAAATAGAGGTGATATTAAGAGCCATTGCCAAAATACCTGATTTGTGTTTATTACGATACGCATAAACCGAACCGGCTAAGCTGACTACCATCAACGAAGCAATCACTAGGTTGGTAACATAAGGCGGAGCACCCTGAGTAAGCACCGAACCCAAAACGATGTTGACTAGCAACATGCCGAATAAAATGAGAATGAATTTTAATGTTTTCATTTTTCTAAAATTTGTTTGTTTGTAAATCTTTTTTATACCTTGTTTTAAAATGACTTAGAGGCTATTTCTTACCTTTTGTATTTGCCGCAATTTCTTTTTGTCGTTTATCCCAAGCCGTTTCACCATCAGGTGATGGCACGTCAGACAAATTGATACCTTGTTTGTGCTTTGGCAAATCCTTTACAAGTGCCATAGTTCCTTCAGGGTCTTTATCGAATAAACTCAACATTCGATCTTTTACCGGAGTGGCTTTATCACCTTCAGGTTTTTCACTCAACCGGCCATCCAAGAAAGAATCTGCCAACTCTTTATCAAATGCTGTTTTCTGAGCTGTTTTATCAGCCAATTCAATAGCATCGATTTTTGTCTGCAATTCCGTTTTAGCTGTTTCCGAAGCAGTAACTTTTAGCTTTTCGGCTGCAAGTTCACCGTCCACTTTTACTTTGTCTGCAAGCAACAGATCAACCTTTGCGTAAAATTCAGCCTCGGTGGCCGTATCTGCAAGGTTTAATTTTGATAAATAATTTTTGTACATACTGTTTTCTATTTTTGGGTTTACAATAAAATCGGATAAGTTGAGTCCTTTTTCATCTGATAGATCAATTTGTTTCCCTTCTCTGTCAAATAATCTAAAGGCATTGTTATTTCCACCTATTGACACAATTGAAGCCTCACGAAGTCTACATTTAATCACAGTTGGTCCGGTTTGCCCAGGTAGTTTATAAATATCATCATCTGATACTTCTAAGTCTACAAGTCCGGCACTTGCCATATTTAAAAACCCGCGCTCAACCTTACCAATCATTCTCTTTACATCTTTGTCATCATCCTCATAGTCGAATATGGCAGAACCTAATATAAGTCCATTATCAAAGCGACCATTATCCCATTTTCCAACAGGCAAGTCCCAATCATTATGTCTGTAAAGCATCACCGGGTTTTTTTTGAATTGAGTCATATCAACTCCATCTGGTAGAACTCGAATACCATAGGTTAGCAAGCTTCCATCAAGTATCGTAAATGGGATTGGTTCTTTAGGCATAATTTAATTATCGTTTAAATGGGTTTTAAAAGACCTTGTCGGTTACTCTCGTTTTCAATTACACTGCAAAAAAACGCTATAAAAACTACCTACCAAAAAAGTACTGCCATTTTGTCACGCATTTTTTTATTATCCCCATAAAAGCAGTTATTTTGCTTCAAATTAATAATGACACAATGGCAGAACTTACAAAAGACCAAAAGAAACAATGGGCTAAAGACCTATATCTATCCGATCAGAATCTTACACAAAAAGAAGTTGCTGAACGTGTAGGTACATCTGCTGTAACTATGAATAGTTGGGTTGATAAAGGAGGTTGGAAACAATTGAAAGAATCGTTATTGGTTACGCGTGAATCTCAATTGCGTAGGCTGTATTTACAACTTGATGAATTGAATACCGCTATAATGAGTAAGGGAGTTGGAAAACGTTTCGCTGACCCTAAAGAGGTTGAAACTATTCGTAAACTCACAAATGCCATCAAATCATTAGAGAATGAGTCGAGTATTGCGGACATAGTGGAAGTATGTAAAAGACTACTCAACTGGTTGCGTCCTATCAATCCTATTCTTGCAAAATCAGTTGCCGGTGTTTTCGACGACTTTATTAAATCAGTTTTGAAAAAAGCATAACAATGGCACCTATTAAAGCTACAGATAAACAAGCCGTAAAAGATTGGGATGCATACCTACTTAGTTTTGTGGAAGGTGTAGAATCCGAACAAAACGAATCGCCAAAAGCGAAAGAGAAACGCATTGAAAAACTTGAAGGCAATTTTGAAGACTGGAAAAAATACTATTTCCCAAAATACTGTTTTGCCCCTGCAGCTCCTTTTCATATAAAAGCATCGCGTCGAATACTCAATAATCCTGAGTGGTACGAGAGTCGTGTTTGGGCGCGTGAACTTGCCAAGGATGCACTGTGTATGATGGAAACACTTTTTCAAGCGTTGACAAAATACCACCCCGAACTACGCAAGGATAATATTATTCTTATATCAAATAGTAATGATAAGGCTTGTAAGCTTTTAAAGCCTTACAAAATAAACCTCGAAAAAAACGAGCGTATCATTGCTGATTACGGTATTCAGCAAATGCCGGGAAGTTGGAGCGATGGCGATTTTACAACGACTGGCGGAGTTTCTTTTATTGCCGTTGGTGCCGGACAATCGCCCCGTGGTAGTCGTAACGAGGAAGTAAGACCAAATAAAGTCATTATTTCGGATATTGATACCGACGAAGATTGTCGTAACAAAGATATTATTGACAAGCGTTGGGAATGGTTCGAAGGTGCTGTATTTCCTACTCGTTCCGTATCTAAAGACTTTCAAGTTATTTTCCTTGGGAACTTAATAGCTGAATATTGTTGTGTTGCACTGGCTATGAAGATGGCCGATAAGGTAGATATTGTAAATCTGGAAGATGAAAATGGCAATAGTACATGGGATGGCAAAAATAAGCCGGAACATATTGCACGTATTAAAAGTAAAATAAGTACACGGGCTTATCAACAGGAATACATGAATAACCCACTAAGCGAAGGGGATATATTCAAAGAAATAACATGGAGCAAATGTCCTCCACTCTCATCAATGCCATATGTAGTGAATTATGCCGATCCTTCGCCATCCAACAAAGAAAAACAAAAGAAAGGCGTAAGTTATAAAGCGCAATTTGTGGTTGGGTACAAGGACGGCAAATTCTACATATACACCGGTTATCTCGATCAGGTTGTACAATCTGTATTTATCGACTGGTTTTATGGCATTAGAGACTATGTAAAAAATCGTACGCAAGTTTATAATTATATCGAAAATAATAAACTGCAAGATCCATTTTTTGAACAAGTATTCAAACCTCTTTTTCAGGCAATTGGTAAAATAAAAGGCTTTATAAACATAAGTCCTGATGAAAGATCAAAACCCGATAAAGCATCTCGTATAGAAGGCAATTTGGAACACTTGAATAGAGATGGTCAACTCATATTTAATGAGGCCGAAAAGGATAACCCAAACATGAAGCGATTAGCCGAACAGTTCAGACTTTTCAGTATGCAGCTAAAAACCGCTGCCGACGGACCCGATTGTATCGAGGGCGCAGTATGGATACTCAACGAAAAAATATCAGCCATTGCTCCTGGCAATTGGAAAACATGGAGTAAGGCAACCAATAAAAAACGATTGTAGAGACGCATAGTTATGCGTCTCAAATAACAAACTCACAACGGATAAAATGAAAAAACTAATTAATCTTTTTCGCGCATTAAATCTAAAGCGCAAACTACGTCGAATGAACAGACGTATGGGGTTCAAGTATTTTAAACGTGAGTGTAAACGCGCTCGCCAGTATTCAAATGATAACGACGGCAAACGCTATCGGGTTTATCTGTTCGACCGATATAGAGCCTTATGCCGCGAAGATATTCAACGCATGAAAAATCAAGGTATCATTTCTAAACATGACGAAACAGGCGTATTATCAAAAAATGCATTTTACGACACATTGACCAATACCAATACGCACCCACAATTTTCTAATCGTAAAGTATAAAATAATGTCTTATAAACCAATACAAGTCAAGCCTAATTTATACGCTGTTTATTTTCAGCCATTAAAAGAAATTGCATTGAAATACGGCTATAATTTAGTGATTCATGGTTCTATGAATCGCGATATGGATTTAGTTGCAATACCGTGGAATAATGAATTGAAACCACATTCAGAAATGATAATTGAAATGTCTGAATTTATTGGTGGTGAAATAATGATTAATGATGACAAGCGATTATTTTCTGATAAACCACATGGTCGTATCGTTTACGTGATTGATATTTACAGAGGTGGTTATTTAAGCGGTGGTGGCTTTCAGGAAATAACGTATCATAAAGACCCACAATATTATTTAGATATTTCAGTAACGCCTATTTTAAATCATCAACAATAAAATATTATGTCATACATACAACCCGCAGAACTAACCACCCATTTAGGTGTGGAACAAATAGAAGCTATCTCCGATGGCGACGAAACTATGCTAGCAAAAGCAATTAGCGCAGCTATCATTCAGGTAACCGGTTATCTATCCGGGTATGATGTTGAAGCCGAATTTGCTAAAGCAAGTGATCAGCGAAATGACCTACTTGTATTATGGGTAAAGGATATTGCTGTATGGCATTTTATCAATATTTGTAACGTAAATACATCTATAGAGCTTCGTGCCAAACGACGCGATGATGCTATCAGCGACTTACGCAAAATTCAAAAAGGCGAGATGGTGATTAACCTTACTGCAAAAACAAGTGAGTCAACCATTCCTTACAAATTTTCAAGTAATACAAAACGTAATAATCATATTTAATCATGGCTAAAAATATAAGTTCTGAAAAACCAATGCAAAGTACCGAAGCGGAACAGGTTATAAAAATGCTGATGGTGCGTCCGGCACGGTTGGAGTCGGCAGATATTGAAACATATAGGACTGCCGTTAATCAGGCTAAAATGGGTTATTACACTAAATGGTTCGATTTGGTGGATAACCTTATGCAAGATGGTTTTCTAAAAGATCAAATAGGTAAGCTCGTTGGTAAAGTGACCAATGCCGAACTTCAATTTCAAATTGATGGTAAGTCTGTTGATGTGATTAATGAATTGATTGATACACCCGAATTTGAAGAATTACTAACTGAGATTGTTTACTCAAAAGTTTTTGGCAAAACAGTAATAAATACGGCCTTTGTCCCTGAATTTGAAATATTCAGTTTTCCACGGCAGCACATTCATATAAAAAATGTAGGTCGCCCACTTGCCGACCGTCAACGTGTCATCACTACCATGCCCGGAGGAGTTACCGGTTATGAATATGCTGACGATGAATTTATTCTCGAATTTGGCAAGGATGGCGATTTAGGATTAATGTATTGTGTTGCTCAATATGTAATTTATAAGCGTGGTAACTTTGGCGATTGGGCAGAATGGGCAGAGATATTCGGGCGTCCTTTTGTATTGGGTAAATACAATAGTACTGATACCAATGCGCGTGATGCCTTATTTGCATCACTATCACAGATGGGAGGTAAACCGGTACTGGCTGCACCAAAAGAAGCGGATATCGAAGTAATTCAGATGACGGGTGGCAGTAATGGCGATTTGTATCAACTGCTGCGCACTGCCTGTAATGAGGAAATAATGATTAGTATTTTGGGCGAAACCATGACTACCGTATCGGGCAGTTCACGCAGCCAAAGCGAAACACATGCTGATACACTGAACGACAAAGCCAAAACGATGTGTCGCTATGTACAGCGCATGTTGAATAAAAAATTTGTACCATTATTAATTAAACGCGGTTATCCTGCTGCAGGTGGAAAATTTACTTTCCCACAAGCTGCACAGGAACTAACAGTTGCCGATTTATCTGCCTTATCAAAATTAATGCGCATTCCGTCAAAATGGGCACACGATAAGTATGCCATTCCAATGGCTGAAGGTGATGAGGAAGTATTAGGCGAAAGTCAAACTACCAAACCCGATCCTAATACGCCATCCGACAATACTCCACAACTTGATGAAAATGGTAATCCTATTCCACCAACACCGGAGCCACCGTCAACCGAAATAAAACCAAAAACGGCAAAGTTATCTGATATAACTCATTTTTCATTGTCAGATATAGCGCGTGAACTACCGAATGAACCGAGTTTTATAGAAAAAATTAGCGGTTTTTTCGCGGACGCCCGGACAATGTGGAGCCGGGCAACAAATCAGGTGACACAATCGGTGACCGAGCGCAGCCGAGGTCTGAGTTTAGCAGACAAGTCAACGAATTATACGGCGGGCATCAACATTGATAAACTGTTTAATCAGGCTTTAAATGACATTTATGCGCAATACGAACTTAACCCGGAAGAGATGCCACTTGTATCTAAACCGCTGTTCGACATATCAAATAAATCTTATCAAAAAGCTATTGACAAAGAGTTCAAAAGTGCGGGCGTAGAATTTGGCAAAAAGAACGAATCTTTTATAGCAGAGTTCAAACAAAATGCAGCTGTGTTCTCAGCATTTAAGAACCACCGACAAACAAGCGATATTGTTGCTCAATTAATCGACGCTGATGGAAATTTACTTTCGTTCGATAAATTCAGAAAGGCGGTACTTGGCACAACCATTAAAGCCGATTATAATCAGAATTGGTTGAAAACAGAGTACAATATGGCGGTACGTTCAAGCCGAATGGGTGCAAAATTAAAGCAATTCGAAGCTACCAAACGATTGTACCCAAATCTTGAATTTATGCCAAGTACGGCGGCCGAACCGCGCGAAGCACATAAAGAATGGTACGGTACTATTTTACCTATGGATCACCCTTGGTGGAAAGATCATACACCACCAGTTGATTGGGGTTGTGAGTGCTCTATTAAAAATACCGACAAACCGGTTACCGATGTTCCTGAAGGCGGCGAAACGATTGATCCTGTATTTGCATTCAATCCGGCTGATACGGCCGAAATAGTAAACATGAAAGAACATCCGTATGTAAAAAACACAGATGCTCAATCAGCTGAGATGATAATGAAATTAGTCAATGAACTTCTTAACGAAAACGCAAAATGACAACTCTTTGGAAAATAAACGGTATTGATACCTATAGCACTTATGGCGTAGGTATTAAACGAGGTTCATATAACGAAATCATGTCACCACCAACACCACGCAAACGCTTGGAGCACGAATATACTGATCAGAATGGTGTAGATGTCGACACTACCAGTCCGCTAACCTATGAGCCGCGTAGGTTCAACATCAAAGTAATTATTGCAGCAGTTGACTATACAGCATTTTGGACGCAGTATAACGCATTTATTGCAGCCATTGCCACACCGGGTAGTTTCTCATTATGGGTAAAAGACATTGGGGTTACTACACACTTACTTTACGAGGGTGCTAAGTGTATCGACAAAACACGTTCGCTCAGATATGGCAAAGTGATAGTTAGTTACGAAATTTCAGTTCTCGAACAGAATCCAACAAATCGCACGTATGATCCAAATTAAACGAAATAATGCCAACCTGTTGGCAGTCGACAATCCGCTATCTTCATCGAACTATAGCAAAGCCGTAATGGGCGAAGAACAAATAACGTTGGTGTGGGAGCAGCCAACGTTTTTGCAATTAAACATAGGTGATTACATTGTTTACGAAGGTTCAAACTTTACGATGAACCAAATACCAACTGTCAAAAAGTTGAGTACTAAGGAATATCAATACAATGCCGTATTTCAGGCAACAAAATACGAGCTTTCAAAAGCTATGTACATGCTTTTCGACAATACGGATACTGTTCCGCTTGATGAGTTCCCGCTTACAGGAACGGCCGAAACGTTCATGCAATTGCTCATTGATAACCTCAACCGTGTAGCGGGCGCATCCACTTGGTCGCTAGGTGATGTTATTCCTGGTACCGAATATAAAAACCTTACTTTTTCAGATGAGGACTGCTTAACTGTACTCGGTCGGTTGGCAGATGAATTCGCAACCGAATACCATGTTATCAACCACACGATACATTTAAAGAAAATAAGTACCGACCGTGAAATAACACTTCAATACGGCTCTACTTTGTACGATATTGAACGTTCATCCGTGAACAGTTCCGATATTGTTACACGGTTGTATGTATTTGGTAGTTCTAAGAACATAGCTGCTAATTATCGGGGTGGAAGTACAAAATTACTTTTACCCGCTCCCGATACCTATCTGCAACATGCTAATGCTGCGTTGTATGGTATCATCGAACAGTCAAAAACATTTGAGGATATTTACCCGCGCTTATCATCAGGTGCCGCAGGAACTGTCACATCCGTGGGTAATGAATTTGCGTTTACCGATAGTCATTTAGATTTTAATGTCAATGATTGTTTGCTCGACGGAACAAAAGCAAAAGTCCGATTCAATACAGGCGAATGTGCCGGATATGATTTCGAAATAGCATCGTACAACAATGCCACCAAAACATACGTAATCATAGCCAATACAGGCGAAAAAGACTTTACCTTACCAACTACCGACCTTAAGCCGGCTGTTGGCGATAAGTACATATTAATTGACCTTGTGATGCCTGCCAATTACGTTACTTCAGGCGAATTGGAAGTAAAGGACAAAGGCCTTGAATACCTGAATGCAAATGCTACACCGAAAGTAAACTATAAAGCCACGTTTAGTGCCGTATATGCTAAACAACATGTTCAAAACATAGAATGTGGCGACACCGTTCCGGTAGTCGACACTAACATTGGTATCAATGAGCGTTTACGGATCGTAAAAATTACGAAAGGACTTACCGACTTCTACAACGTTCAATTCGACCTATCGAATACGGTTACTAAAACCGCACTGCAACGCATAGCGGGCGATGTGGCTAACGTAACCAATCAGGTAGTGGTAACGAATGACCAAGTAAATAAGAACCGAATACAAGCCTACCAAAACACAAGGGAGGTAAAAGATATGGTGTTCGACCCTGACGGCTATTTTGATACTCAAAAAATAAAGCCGGCTTCTATCGAAACAGGTATGTTGAGCGTTGGAACAAAAAGCCAATCGTTTCAGCTTGCTTGCACCCTACAACCCAACTATCTGAACAATCCACAAGTGATAACTTGGAGCGCAGGAACATTGGCACACTTCACGCTAGTAGATGATCAGATTAAAGAGTGGGTAATTTCGGAAGGTAGTCTAACCATTGCCACTCAGTACGCTAGTAGTGCGATGTACATTTATGCACGCTGTAGTCGCGCCGGTACTACCGGAGATATCTATTTTTCTACAACTGCCACCAAGTTCGATGCCGACGGAACTAACTGGATGTTCCTGATAGGACTATTGCACACACCAATAAATGGAGTGCGTGGCATTTCGCTATCCTACGGCGAAACAACCATAAACGGTGCAAACATAAAGACTGGTGTTATTTCGGGCAGTGGGCTTGAAATAAACCTTGTAACCGGGATAATAAAAGGTCAGGTACAATTCAAATCCGGTGAAACCTACAAAGAAGTTGGTGCCGGTATTGCTGATGCCAAAACAGAAGCCGTTCAACTCGCTTATAACGATGCTACAACTAAATCCAATACCGCAAAAGATACTGCCATTAGTACCGCTTCGACAGATGCAACTAATAAGGCAAATAATGCCATTCAAACCTCTAAAGAGTATTCAGATGCTAAGGTAGCAGTAATAAATCAGAGTCTTACTGATTTGCAAACACAAACAGACGGAGCTGTATCTAACTGGCCTTCTAATACGCAAACGGAAGCTCCTACGTTGTCAAACTTTCCTGCTAACCAGTGGACTTCAAATACAGAACGTGACAGGCATATTCTTGATGTGTACACCAATTATCAGGAGTATGTTAGTGATGCAGTCACTCCAAATGCAGGTAAAAGTTGGAAGTTTGTAAAATCTGAATCAGGTGTTTATTCATGGTCATTAATTGCTGATAATAATCAGTCAAAAGCTTATTTAATGTCGGTCAAAGCTACTGCAATAGCTAACCAAAAAATTACAACCTTTAGTGCTATTCCTAATACGCTAATGGCTGACGGCTTTTGCTACCGTAAAGGCGACCTTTGGAGCTTGCAAGCTCCTTGGAATAATTTCACCGTTGGCGAACTTCTTTCTGCTTCACAAGACAGCACATCATTTGTTTCGAGTGATTGGACTAAGTGGGTTAAATATACTGATGATACGGCTGTAAATAACCTAAAAGTAGGTGGTGTAAACCTAATAAAAGGTACTTCTAAAAATTCATCAATCGCAACTCCAAATTGGGTACATTTACCTTTGTCAGCTCCATTGATAGTAGGAAAGGAATATATTCTTAGCGGTGAATTTACGTTTCCTTATGGAACGGTAGGCTATGTTTGTCTGAATAACTACGATTATGGAACAAACGCAATTCAGCTCCCTCATAATACTCCATTCGTTGCAACATCGGAAATGGCTACTAAGAATTACATAGCCTATTGCAATCAAACAGGCAATGGAGTTGTTGTGGTTAATTATCTACAGCTAGAATTAGGTAACAAAGCCACTGCCTGGAAAGAAGCACCCGAAGATACTGCTGCGAAAATTTTGGAAGCAAAGCAATCAGGTGATAATGCACAGTCATCTGCCAATACTGCAAATTCAAGCGTATTAAATTTAAATAATTATGTAGATGGTTCATTCAAGGATGGTGTAATATCAACATCAGAGGCACAGGCTATTGAAAAGTATAAAAATCAAGTAACAAAAGACTTTAACGACCTAATAGCAGGGTATAATGTCATTTATGCTAATTCATATTTAATTGGTTCGACAAAAACGGATTTGCTGAATGCAAAAGTAACCATGTCGGGGGCAAAGGATAATCTTTTGACCTCAATCAACACGGCTATTTTGGATGGCAAAACAACAGTTGCCGAAAAGGCAGATGTTGATAGTAAATATTCGGCATGGGATTCTTCATTCTCTACTTATAAGAGTAAGTTAGAGTTAGCAAATAAAGCCATACAGTCAAATTTGGATTCATTAGCTCAAAATGTAGCCAATACAGCAAAAGATACTGCAATAAGTACTGCTTCTACCGATGCAACAAATAAGGCGAACGCTGCTACGGAAGTGGCAAACGCAGCACAAAGTACCGCCAACATAGCCGTTTCCAATGCAGCTACAGCACAGGTTACTGCTAATTCCGCTATTTCGTCAGCAAGTACAGCAAATAGTTTAATTGCAGATATTTCAAACGATGATAAGGTAACACCGTCTGAGAAGCAAGCAATGAAACTTGAATGGGATACTATTGTTAGCGAGAAAACAAAAAATGATGCTCAAGCTGATGCTTTTGGAGTATCTAAAACAGCATACAGTTCAGCTTATTCGAGTTTATACGGGTATATTTATACTAACTTAAATGACTTGAATACCACATGGGTGTTGGCTTCTGGTGGTGGTTCATTATTGCGTTCGTATTTTAAATCGTACTATGACACAAGAACTGATTTACTTAATGCAATTGCAACAAAAGCTAAAACATTGGCAGATGCAGCACAAAATTCTGTTACCAATTTAAAAGTTGGTAGCGTAAACTTAATAAAAGGAACAACAAAGAATTCATCATTATCAGCTCCGTCGTGGGTACATTTACCTTTGTCAGCTCCATTGATAGCAGGAAAGGAATATATTCTTAGCGGTGAATTTACGTTTCCTTATGAAACGTCAGGTTTTGTTAGTCTGAATAATTACGATTATGGAACAAACGCAATTCATCTCCCTCATAATACTCCATTCGTTGCAACAGCGGAAATGGCTACTAAGAATTACATAGCCTATTGCAATCAAACAGGCAATGGAGTTGTTGTGGTTAATTATCTACAGCTAGAATTAGGTAACAAAGCCACTGCCTGGAAAGAAGCACCCGAAGATACTGCTGCGAAAATTTTGGAAGCCAAAGCTAAAGCAATGGAAGCCGACTATTTGAAATCAGCTCTTCAATCTAGTTCTGAAGCTAATGGCGGTTTATTCAGTACTACTCTTATTCAGGTACGAGATACCGACAACGTTGTTAAGGGTGGAATGTCAGGCGTACAAAATGATAATGTTGGTATTTGGACGGGTGGAACGTATGCGGAGGCTATAGCGGGTATAGCGAAAAATATATTCAATAAGAATGGTAATTTCCGAATAGGAGGTGGATTGATTGACTTTGATGTAGCTTCACAAATAATGCTGATTAGCGCACTTATTAGAACTGCTGTAGCGGGTGATAGGCTAGAAATAAGTAACTCAAATAACTCTATAACTATTTATGATTATGCCGGGTTAGAGAAAGTAAAAATATCTCCTAAAACTGTATCTCCACGTGGTGATATTGGAGGTTCTACAACAGTTACCACAACTACCTATACAGCTCACTCTAATACGCAGGATGAAGACGGAACAATTAGTCTTGGTAGTTCAGAAACTATAACCCTAGACCCTACTAAGTTTTTTACTATAGTAACTCCAAACGTAGTATATAATGCTTCTGTTAGTGGTTATTATGATGGAGTTAATAAAATTCATTACACAGGCGATGCAACAATTAGTGTAAGTTTATTTGATGTGTCAAAGGGTGTATCAGTATGGGAAAAAAATGTTGGAGCATCTTCAAGTGATAGCACATTTTCAACGAATAGCGGTACTGTTGCTTCAAAAACACTTACCGGGATGAAAGGTAGTGTTTACCGTATAGATGTTACAATCACAATTTCACACGAAGGTGCAGGAACCGGCTTGGCTAGTGCTTCTATATCAGCAGGGCAAACGCTTACCGGAACTATTGTAAATACTATTTCTGAAATAGGTCTGAATGGGTTTAATTTCATAAAATCAGCCGATGAGTGGTTACATTTAGGAGATGATGAATTTTCAAGACGCGGAGCAACTGATTTACCTGCAGGATTGGGAGGAGGACAAGTAGGTTCTGGAGGTTCACATTCAAATGCGTGGGGTCTTTCGTATGATTCAAGTAAAAGTACATATACGGTAACAATACATCACAATGTAACAGATACTAAGTTTACCGTAAATGTAATTCCAAGAACTTCATTTACATGGTACATTTCGTCAATAACGGCTGCATCTTCATCAACAGCACATGACGGAACTATTACTATTGTTTGTACTACCACTGGGGCAATATTCGATTATATAATGCTAAGAACCCCATACTAATAAAAAAGCGACCTATATAATTATATAGGTCGCTAATAAATAAAATAATAAATTCTATTGGTTTAGTGTGGCGTATTCTGCATCTGTTGTTGGGTAAAATTTATAGGCATCATTGAATACTGGATAAATAGCTTCGTAGTTCTTATCCGAAAACAGTGTTTCAATAGTAGACTGTGCAGCTCTCAATACTGAATTTGGGATATATGCTATAATCTCTCCTCTAGAGTTTAAAAATACAAATTTGCTAGCCTTTAAAAATGTTGGTTCAAGTATAAGGCTATCAGTCTTTGTTCCATCTATTTTTTCGTCATATCTCAAAATGTCCGAAGCCCACATCTTTAGCATCGGAGTTGCTGAAACCGTATCTCTTTGCAAGTGGTCAAACATTCTAGTTGCTACACGACCTTGCGAGTCAATAAACCGTACCCTTTCAGTTTGCTTTACAATTTGTAATGCAGTCAAATGAACTTCCGTAGAATTTACAGATTTTACTTTTTGGATAATTCCAGTCGCTCCCTTTAAATTCAAAGTTGCTAATGGGTCTGTTTGGAATTTACTGACTTCATCTTTCCCGCAGGAAACAAAAGCGATTGCCACTAAGGCGATAATAATTAGTTTTTTCATAAGGCTGTTTGTTCTTTAATTAGCTTGTATTCATCAGATATAATACTTTTAGCTTTACTAGCTAAATCTAAATCAATATAGCCGTCGGTTGTATGAATTCTCATGGCGGTTATTTCCTTTCCATTCAACGCCTCAAAATCTCCAGTTAAATAAATGTCTAAACCATATAATGCCGATCCAAACATCCCAACTGTTCCTTTACCAACTCCGGCAACTGTAAAAGATGTGTTTTCAAATTTATAAGTAGCACCTTCTTTGTCTAGCAGGATAATATGTGCACCTTCACCAAGAGCTAAAACGTTATTTGTACACCATTTAACTCGCAAATAGTTTGTACCACTAACTTGTTTTATTGCCACCCAAATGTTTTTCATTAGTCTACCACCAGTAGAACCCATTAGATTGTTATCAGAAACAATTTTTTCAAATGAGGTTTCTAATACTTTTTGTTTCGTAAATTTATCTACTTCATTTACTTTCAATTTTTGTGAAAAAGAAGACATACTTAAAATGCAGAAGGATAAAAGAATAATTTTTTTCATGACAGTTTTATTTTAAAATTAAGTTACAAATGTAAAGTGTTTTGCTTGATTAACAAGCAAAACCACTAAATTAATTAGGAGAAAACGAAAATATTCCGTTTTTATGCTCGCCTACGGTGTTTAGTTCCTTTTTCAAACACCTGTTTTCTTCTATAAGCTTTTCAAATCTATCCATAAACGTAACAATTATGGGCGAATTAGCTTCCTCTTTTTCAAGCTTTATGGTCAATATTCCGTCAACTATTTGTATCATTGGTCAGCCCTCCAATCATTAGTTGCATACTGTTGTTTATTCGGCTTCCGCTAAGTGTTAGTTGAGCTCCTTGCGCATTGGTAAACCATGCCGGGTGAGTATTGCCAAACAGCCATATTTTAATGGCCAATGTTTCCACGGCATTCAGCTTCTTTGCCAGTTGGTTGCTTCCGGTACTGGAGTGCAGTGAGCGGTTAAGGTCATTGAGGCTAAACCATATTTGTCCGTCAATGCTTATATGGCGCACATTATAGCCATTAAACTCTTTAGTTTTGTACGGAACATTACGCGCATCTATAAAATCGCTTGTTTGCTGACGGTTCACACCGTAATATCCTTTTTTCAACAATTGAGGAATAACCTCGCTGGTTATCCATTTTCTGAATGTTTTGGCATACGGTTTATTACTTCGTAAGATTAAAGCATATAAACCGCTTTCTGAAATGATGTTAGTTGATTGTTTTCTACCTAAACTGTCGGTGAGGTATGTTTTACATACCTCATCTTCATCTAAAGAGGCAACAGTTTGTTTACTGTTCACAATTCCTAAAACATCGCAAACATCCTTAGCTACAAACCATGGCTTACTTTCAATCAAAATGTTACGAACAGGCTGTTTACTTTCCGAGAACTGGAAAGTCATTACTTCGGAGAGTTGCTCGTTTACTGTCTGAGCTTGACTGTTTTCATTTGTTTTCATTTTCTTGGTGTTTTTGTCGTGTGGCAAATAAAAAAACGGCCTACCACTACCCGTTGACAAGTCTTCACCAAGAAGGCTGAATACGCCATTACAACGTATTCACGGGGTTAGTAAGCCGCATATTGTGGTACAACTGGGCATAAAAAATGCCCAACGCAACGTACGGGCAGTGAACTACCCTCTTGGTATTTAGAAAACTTGTCGTTGCAAAACTACACAATATTTTTTATAAACCACACGCCTGGGGTTATTTTTTTTATTTTTTTTATTAAATCCGCTCGCGCTTCACAGCGAAAGCGGATTATCAGGTATTATTAAAATGAAATTAGTCAAATAATTTTAATTGGTTAGGATCATCTTCCGGCTTTTCATTTTCGGCTTCAATTTCATTCATGTATCGCCAAAATGTGCGTTCAGATATTCCCGTTACCGGCTTTATTTTGTTGCGATAAATTGCCAATTTACACCTATCCTGCCTACCAGGCTCGTAGTCGGCTCTCAGCATTCCTTTCACTCGTTCCGCGCTCAGATGTGTACTTTTATGCTTTTTTCGCTTTGCCATTTAATCGGTATTTAATTGGTATTTAAAAATTACAAGAATCCGTCGCGGATTGCTTTATCCTCTCTCGTTATCGGCACTCTATCAATTATCATCTCGTATATTTCATCCCAGTGCGGAAGTGGTTTAAGTAAACCCCTATCATCTATTACCATATCGTGAAATACTTTTCGAGTGTCAACACCTCCATATTCAGCTATATTAGCAGGACAACCATTATTATAACTATCGAATAAAACTCCATTTTCACCAAGAAACTGAGCAGCTTCTGCAAGTTTTTTACCATTTCTATTTGTCCATAGAATTAAATAATAACCATCCTTTTTTAGTTTCAGTAGATTCTCTTTTGCTCCTGGTTTAAAATTCCCAATTTCAGGGAAATGATCCTCTACTATCGTTCCGTCAAAATCTATTGCTAATATTACTACCATACATTTGTTATTTTTTATTTGTTCCCTGAGCGAAGTCGAAGGGTAGTTTTCTTTTAAGTTCTGATAGCTCCTTAGCCACCGTTAAGTAATTCATCCGATAAATATCTCTTTCGTTGCACACACGCTCAATCATATCATTTGCAGCCACAAGGTCGGTTGCAAATCTCCCTTCCGAGTCTCTGTTCCGATCCGACTCTATTCGTCGAACCTTGACAGTCTCTACAAAATTTATTGATAATTGATCGTTCATACAAATAGTTATTTAAACCTATCTCGAAAATGCTGTAGACCATCGTTCTCATCAATAACCTGATCTACCTGTTCACTGAGCGTAGTCGAAGTGTGCAATTCATTAAACCTTTCTGCTATCCACACATTCAATTTCTCCACCGTCTTATTGCTCACCATGCAATGCCGTTTAAACTTACCGTAGTCAATAATCGACTTTTCAACTACGCCACCACGTTCTGAAAATGTAAGAAAATAAACACGGTATTCTTTCAAATTAATACCGCTTGTCCGGGTATCTCTATACGTTCGCCCGATACTTATCCATGTACCGGTAGGATTAGCCGGTGAAGTGATTGACGCGTCAAATACATTCGACCAATTCAGAAACTTCCACTCCGGTGGTACCACCAATGCATCAAAAAACGCCTTACATATTTCGCTCAGCTCGTTCGCTGTGCGTGGGGTTCTAGCACCCCATGTTCCTTTAGCTTTTGCTTCGGCCATATCTGAAACTTGTAAAATGAATACAGGCCATTGGCTCTTTCAAATCATACTTCCCTTTTTCGAACCAATCGCGAAAGTCAACTTGTGATAATCCATCATTTTCAGCAGTCTGATAAAAAGGAAAGTCTCGAAACATTTCATCCTCACATCGTATTGCCATTCCGCAAAAAGGCATATCAAAATCCGATTCATAAATAGCCTCCTGAATTCCAATACCGCTATCTTTGTTTAGTTGTGCAAACTCTATCGGTTTACTGCCATCTCGCTGATAGTTGTAGGGTGATCCGCTCCAATATCGTAATGAAAGTATTGCTCTTCCTTCCTGAACTTCTTTAATCCTTTTTTGCCACAGTGGGAGGTTTCCACGGAAAGTATGAATCTTTGGGTCTAAATCGATAAGCAAGTAGTCAGGCATTTCTACAAGCAGATTAAGTGCTAACTGTATCTTTTCGACAAAATATGTGGGTTGTCCCT